AACTATTTGATGACCAGTGATTTCAACAAAGGTATTCCATTAGGTAAGGTAACTGTACTTGCAGGTGAATCAGGAGCAGGTAAAAGTTACATAGCATCAGGAAACATTATTAAAAATGCACAGGATCAAGGTATATTCGTTATACTAATCGACACAGAGAACGCATTAGATGAACAATGGCTACAAGCATTAAAAGTGGACACATCAGAAGACAAACTTTTAAAATTAAGTATGTCCATGGTTGATGATGTAGCAAAAACTGTTTCAGAGTTTATGAAAGGTTACAAAGAGCAACACGCAGACAACAAAGAAGGTGCACCTAAAGTACTATTTGTTATAGACAGTTTGGGCATGATGCTAACACCAACAGATGTAAATCAGTTTGAAGCAGGTGATATGAAAGGTGACTTGGGTAGAAAACCTAAGGCATTAACAGCACTTGTAAGAAACTGTGTTAATATGTTTGGTAGTTGGAACGTAGGACTTATAGCAACCAATCACACATACGCATCACAAGATATGTTTGATCCAGATGATAAGATATCAGGTGGACAAGGATTTATCTATGCATCAAGTATTGTGGTTGCAATGAAAAAATTAAAACTTAAAGAAGATGAAAAAGGCAACAAAGTTACAGATGTAAGAGGTATCAGAGCCGCTTGTAAAGTTATGAAGACAAGATATGCTAAACCTTTTGAAGGTGTACAAGTAAAAATTCCGTACGATACTGGTATGGATCCATATAGTGGACTTGTGGACTTGTTTGAGAAAAAAGGTTTACTAGTGCAACAAGGTAACAGGCTGAAATACATCGACTCTAAAGGCAAAGAACATATAGACTTTAGAAAACAATGGGTAGGTGAAAAATTAGACATGATAATGGCAGAATTTAAAGAAACTGCACCTACTGAAATTGATGAACCGGAAGTAGAAGAGATAACTAAAACAACAAAAAAAGCAAAACCAATTGAAACTGAGGAAGAATAATACATGATTGATTTTACACACGAAGACATTGAACGTTTGTGGAATTCCGTAGTGCATTACGTCCCCGAAAGACAAAAATTGGACATGGCTATTGATTTTATTAAAAGTTTAGAAGACATCGGTGTAGAACACGACGAACTAAAAGCGTCAGCAGAATACGATCCAAAACTTGAGGAAGCAATTAATACTGTGTTCGAAGACGAGGAAGTAGACGAAGACGGATATAGCGAAGAAGAATGATAAACTGGTATAACGAAGTAAGCAGAAATTTAGATAAAATACCTGACTGTGTTGCATACTTTGATAACGAGTTATTAGAAGCAAGAAAACAATGCAAAATATACGGTAACCTAGAAAGAGCCAGTGCGGCATTACCAGGTGTTGTTGAAGAAAGATTTAGTCAATTGCAACAGTTAGAAGCAATACTAGAATACCTTAACATTGAATTAAGAAGATTAAGATCCAAAACTTTTAGAAAATTTTTAGAAAACTACAATAGAGCATTATCAAGCAGAGACGCAGAAAAGTATGTTGATGGCGAAACAGATGTTGTTGACATGACAAAAATTGTAAATGACTTTGCATTGATAAGAAACCAATGGTTAGGCATCACTAAAGGTTTAGATCAAAAACAATGGCAGATAACAAACATTGTTAAATTGAGAGTAGCAGGAATGGAAGATGCCGATATCAAATAATAGAATAATACTCACAGACGTAGACGGTGTACTGTTAGAATGGGAACACCATTTTACAAAATGGATGTTGCAAAACACACTGTTTGATGAGAGAGGTGCAAGATATCACCCTTATAGATTACTGCCAGACAAACAAAACACATATTGGATGGAAGAAAGGTTTGGTGTAACCAAAGATGAAATGGGTAAAAAAATTAGAGAATTTAATAGAAGTGCATGGATGGGAACTCAAAGGCCTATGCCAGAATCACAGACTTGGGTAAAATTATTACACGCAGAAGGATGGACATTTATACCTATCACATCACAAACATCAGACAAGCCAGCACAAGAATTGCGTAAGAGAAGAATGGGAGATCTGTTTGGAGATCAAGTGTTTACCAATTACCATATACTAGGCACAGGAGCAGACAAAGATTCAGCATTAGCCGAGTTTCACGGTACTGGGCTGTATTGGATCGAGGACAAGCCTGATAATGCACTAGCAGGGCTTAGATACGGTTTAAAGCCTATATTAATCGACCACCCATACAATCAAGACTTTAATCACCCTGACATTATCCGTGTAAATAATTGGAAACAAATACATGAGATTTTAGTAAAATGAAAGTATACGTAGGTTGGGATTCTCGAGAAGATATATCATATCAAGTGTGTGAACATTCTATCAAACGTAGAGATCCATCGGCAGAAGTTATACCATTGAAACAAAATCAAATGCGAGAGCAAGGCATTTACACTAGAGAAATAGACAAGTTAGCCACAACAGAATTTACATTTTCTAGATTCTTTGTTCCTTATCTAAATGACTATAAGGGTTGGGCAGTGTTTTGTGATTGCGACTTTCTTTGGAAAATCCCATCAAAAGAGCTTGAACAATACTGTGATGATTCTAAAGCAGTTGTTTGTGTGCAACACGATTATACACCTGAAGAAGGCTCTATTAAGATGGACGGACAGGTACAGACAGCATACCCAAGAAAAAATTGGAGCAGTATGGTACTATGGAATTGTGAACATCCTAAAAATAAAATATTAACTCCAGAACTACTGAATAAAGAAACACCAAAGTTTCTACATAGGTTTAGTTGGCTAGATGATTCAGAGATAGGTTCTCTGCCTCACGAATACAATTGGTTAGTGGGTTGGTACAAAGAACCCAAAGATGGCAAACCTAAGATATTACACTACACAGAAGGCGGACCATGGTTTGATGGTTACAGAGATTGCGAGTATTCCGATGATTGGAAGAAAGAAGTAATTAATTTATTCAGTGCTTAAAAAGATTTAATAAAGTCGCCTAATACATCAACATCAGCATTAATATATCGTTCTCTAATTTTTTTCCAAACATATTCGTCTCTGTTTGCAATATTTAAATTTTTTCTAATTTGTTTGCCTGCATTATCAGTTAATATTTTTTTAACTTTGAATACTACATTAGGCATGTACAAACATCTGTTTAATTTACGAGCAACTTTTTGTGTGTAAGAGTCAACGTGCCAATGCCAAAAAGAAACAGGTGCTAACCATCCTAATGTGTTTGTCCAGTTTTTATGCACAGCAAAATGGGCCGCAGGCAAAGGAGAATCGTCCCATAACTTAACTTCATTACCTAATTTGTCTGCATTTTTTGGTCTTCCGTCTGCCGGTACTACCATTAAAATTTTATCCTCATATCTAAGAAATTCATCTGCAATCAACTGATCCCAGTCCTGTGTTTTCACCTGCACATCATCGCCCATAAGCATTACAATATCATGAGATGCTTTTTCACACATCAAATTCCAACTGTAACAAGTGCTTTGATTAGGTCCAACTGTATAATGTTTTTCGTCTAGTAAGTCTTTGTACTCTTCTAGTTTCTCATCGTCGTCATTGAGATAGAATAAAAATTCTGTATCATGTTTTTGTGTTGCAGTAGCAGTATCTACTAGTCTCTTTGCTAGTTCTGGTCTGCCTCTTGATGGACAACAAAAAGAAATCATATTAATTTGTTCTTCCAAGTATCCGGTGTTTGTTCGTTTATAATTTCTAATGGCAAATGGTATTGAAACTTTTTTGTGCCTCTAGTTCGTATGTACTCGGCTGTCTTTTTAACTGACTGTCGCATATTTGTTGCTGTGCTATAACCTAGTAAATCTCTTGCTTTGTCTGACGAACACACTGCTAGTTTAACTTCTTTGGGTCTATCTTTGTGATGTATAGGATCTAAATTAAGTCCTGTTTCGTTGGCACAGGCCTCTGCTAACTCATTGATTGTTATAGGTTCTTCGTCTGGTCCTATGTTAATTACTTCACCAACAACATTATCCTGAAACGCAAGTGCATTCAAACAATACAAACAATCATCAATATAACTGAAACATCTTTGCTGTTTGCCATCTCCGTATATGATTGGTTGCTTACCCTGTAACATTCTATTCAACATGATAGACATAACATTTCTAAATGGATCATCATACTTCTGTCTTGGTCCAACTATGTTGTGTGGTACAGCAATAACATACTCTACTCCGTGTGTTTCACATAAGTTTCTTAACACATCTTCGCCGGCTTTCTTTGCAATACCGTATGGATCTTGAGGACGACACTCGTAAGTTTCTTTGTATGGCATTTCATCATGATGTCCGTATCTTGCCATGCTAGAGCAATACACAATACGTTTAACTTTGTTCCTTATAGCCGCTGTAATAGTTGTAACTGACGCTTCAAATATGTTTCGTGTAACAAGCACAGGAGAAAATACTGACAGTCCTTCGTATGCTGTTGCGGCAGTATGATACACTATGTCACACCCTTCCATGGCTTTGGTCATGTTCTCCAAATCACAACAGTCCACTTGATGGAACTCTACATTTTGCGGAACATTATCTGTATAGCCGCCAATCATATTGTCATTACCAGCCACAGTGTGGCCTTCTGATATCATTAAATCTGCTAGATGGGAGCCTAAAAATCCTGCGACACCTGTTATAAAAATTTTCATTTTGAGTATTTAATTTAAGTTATGCACGGTAGAAAACTTTGTCCGGCCAGTGTTCCATTAACACTTTAAATCCTAAATCTCCTATAAATTTTTCAACAACAATATTATTGCTACCGTATTTTTTGGTATTATTGTTTAATTCTATCATTAAATATTGTACACTTTCTAAAGTTTTTGTTGCACCTTTAAGTACTTCCATCTCATATCCTTCAACATCAATTTTAATCATATCGACATCTTCATATGCCATATGATCTAATGTAATCATTCTTATATTTCCTTTCTCATCAACTCTTTTTGCCTGTGTGAAATTGTCTTCGGTTAATGATACTTCTTGTAGTTGAGAACCAACAGCCTCCATTCTTGGAGTACAATTTATGATACAATTACGTTGTAAACATTCAAAATGTGTTTTGTCAGGTTCAAAAGCAATTACTTTTTTAGCAAATGGTTCAATGGCTTTAGCCCATGTGCCGCACCACGCACCAACATCAATAACTGTTTTCATTTTTTTAGTTTGTGATTCGCAGTATTTTATAAATTTATTCAAACACTTATTCTGTGTGAAAGGTGCTCCTGCTTTCCATTGTTCAATGTGTACATCATTTGATGGCACCCAAAAGTTATTTACTTTTTCTATTTTCACAGCAATCCTTTGTCCATTAATATCTCTACTGCTTTTCCGTTGGCAATTTCTTCTGGTGTGAACTGCTGATAGGCCAAACTGTACAACCAATCTTCACAGCCAACAAAGAAAGGATTTTCAATGTCTGCAAGTTCTTGTCCTCCAACTTCTTTGGCAAAACTTTTCTCATCACATATAACAGGTATGCCCATACACTGTGCTTCTACTGCCACTATCGAACAACTTGTAACCACACACCAGGCGTCTTTAAGATCCTCGGATAGGGGAACTGTTGCCTCACTTGGTCCCGATGTTCCCCTGCCCCTAGGCTTGTGTCGAAGTTTGATAGGTCTGTCTGTGTACCTTTTAATTTGTTCTACAGTTTCTTTTGTCCAATTGGGTCTATCTAAATAATTGTGTATGCCAGCTGAACTAGGACATACCAATACATAACTTCCTTTAAAGTTAGGTGCTTTAATTTTCATTCCAAATTTATCAAATCTATCTGACTTGCACATCTTAATATATGATGCATGAATTTTATTTCTACAAATACGCCAATAATGATTGTCTGGTTTTAAATTATTATTATCAAATCTTCCAAAGTACGGAGTATCCGTAAACCAAAACTGATGCTTACGTGCTTCGAGTTTTTTGACCATTGCTCTATTGTTGCCAACGAATCCCCAAAACATACTGTTTGCTACTGGTTCTATTTCAGTTTGATTGTCCAGCAGTTTTGTTTGCTCGGGCCAAGATTTTTGTACACCGTCAAATACTTCGTATGCTTTGCTGTTCTTATTATTAAATGGTGCGTAAATTGTTAACATCTATAAACTCTTTTAATTGTTTTGCCCAGTCTTTGTGACCTGCTTCGTTAGGATGTGGATCTCCGTCTTTGCATTGTTGACCGTTAGCAACTGTATAATCCAAATGGCTTGTCTCAGGTTTGAAAAATCTTTTTTTATCTATCTTATCAAATAATAATTGTACATCAGGATTGGTAATTTTAGCATCTGACAGTGTGTTGTAAAACAAATATGGATATCCTTTATTTCGAAAATAGTCTTGCAGATCCAACAAACCTAGTATAGATTCAATCTGTGTCATCTGATCTAAATCTGCTCCTAGCCCAAAAAGATATTTTATAAAATTTGTTGTATGACTATCTCTGTTTGGATCCCAAGTCTTCCAAGTTGTTTCCATTGTGGGGAATTTATGTTTTTTATAACCATCATTGGTTGGATAATCAAACCTATTACCACCACTTGATCCTATTAAGAAAAAACATTTTTCTGCTTGTTCAGGAAACTTTTCACACCATACCCTTGTGGTCCACATCAATCTTTTTGATCCTCTGCCGCCGTTTGCTAGATTAACTGCTAACTCTAACCCCATTGACTTTGCAAGTTCTATACCACAATGTGTGTTAACATTGTCTCTAGGTCTGTAGGTTAAGAACGAACAACCATTAATGAATATATTGGTAAGCATAACACTATAATTATAGTATAGTTATAGGCAAAATGCAAACATGAAAAACATAGATTCAATCAAATACTTTTTAGACAAATGGGAAATGGTAGATAATGGTTATGATTACACAGTGCCATATCATGAAGACATCGATCCAAATTTTACAAGTTTACCAACGTTCGTCGCAGAATTTCATAATGTTAGGGTGAACACTTGTCCGGTACTGGTTACTATGGCTGGCAAACTTATAACCAATTATGTTTGGGGGCTCACACATGCCAGCAAACACAAACCTCAAAAGTCACACAAACTTTGGAGTGACTGGGGTGACAATGTTGATTGTACACTGCCTCCTACCACTGAATTCTTTGATAAAAAATATCACTATGTATGGTTACCAATTGATGAAGCAAGTGCAGAAAATCCGTGGCACATTTGGATTGACGTAATATCAAAATTTAGACTTATGGAAAAAAGATGGTCCACAGATTTTACAAGATACTGTTATGTGTTGGCAAACGAAAGCAAGTATCTCCAAAAATGTATTAAAGAATTATTTCCTGAAGTTAAGGTTCTAGTAATGCCAAAAGGCGAAACATGGAAGTTTAATCATTTACTAGTGCCTAGTCTAAGTAATTCTCGAGATGGTGTTATTAATCCACATGTGGCTCCGTGGTTAAAACACTTTAAAGGACGTCCAGGACTTAAAGGTATAACAGCACACAGAAAAATAGTTGTGTTACGTCCAGGTGCTAGAACAAGAAAACTAACAAACTCAGATGAATTGCTGTTAGCACTTAAAGGTTACGAAGCAGTTGCACTAGAAAATATGAGCATCAGAGAACAAATGAAAACGTTTGCAGAAGCCACACACGTTGTTGCGGCCCATGGTGCAGGATTAGTAAACTTACTCTGGTGTCAGCGTGGAACCAAAGTTGTTGAAATACAGGATCCAAAAATGATTCACAAAAAAGTTTATCCAATACTTTCACATCATCTAGGATTAAAGCACGAACTTTATATGGCAGAAACAGTGCCAATACCAATGGACGGTAAGAAAAAACCAGAAGGTATAAAAAGAAAAAGCGATTTAATTAACTTTAAAGTGAATGTGGCAGAATTAGTTAGACATTTAGACTAAAGTAATTTAAAATAGTATTATGATTTATCTAAGTAACACAGACAGAGAAGTAACTGAAAAGTATATGAAAATGGCACAGTTTGGTATGCCTAACTCAACTCTTTTGCCGTATCATGAAGTGTTACAAAAAACAGATGCAACTAAAGTTTGGTTGTTTGGTATCCTGCGTGGAACCAATCTAGTATATGAACATTGTGTTAAAAACAAAATAGATTTTTATTATATGGATAGACCTTATTGGGGTATCAGCAGACAACAACCGTATTTTCTAAGAATAGTAAAAAATGATCATGTAAAAAATTTTATCGACGAACGTCCAGAGGACAGATTCAAAGCAAGTTTTCCATTTGATATTAAACCATATCATAAAAACGGAAAAAAAATATTAGTATGCCCGCCAACTAATTCTATTGCAACTTTCTTTAAATGTGAGAATTGGTTAGAAAATACATTAGCAGAACTTAAAAAATATACAGACAGAGAAATACTTGTTAGGGAAAAACCATACAATCCAGAAGCACAACGAGGCACAGACGGAAAAATACATACAGGAGAAAACAGCAATAAGATACCTAAAGAACCAATAGAATGGAACGATATACATGCAGTTGTTACTAACAACAGTTCAATTACAATTAAAGCACTTGCGAATGGTGTTCCTGTATTTGCTGACAGCAATAATTGTGCATTTCCTATTGCAGGTAAAAGTTTAGCACGTATTGAACAACCAGTATATGAAGACCCGAGACCATTATTCTATAGTCTGGCATACGGACAATTCACGGGTACTGAAATGAAGGACGGAACAGCATTAAGGATATTAGATGGACGTTGAAATATTTAGAAGGACAGTAAAAGATAGGAAAAGAGGTGCAAGTTATCAACTGCTCACACACATGGCAGAAGGTATAACAGCCTGTGGCGATAATCCTATAATGGTTAATGAAAAACTAGAAGGAGAATGGAGAGATAATGAAATGGAGCCAACAGCACCAATCGGTTGTATGTTTGGCTACGGAGGTAAGAACCAACCACATCATACAAAAGGACGTAGACGAGACCTTGTGGAACGTGCAAAGAAAAAAGGCATTTATATTATTACATTTGACGGTGGCATACTGTCTAGTTTTGGCAACACCATAACACACCCTAAACATCACTGGCGTGTAAGTTTATATTCTCCCATGAACAACGGAAACTTTTTAAGCGACAACAGTCCAAATGATCGTTGGGATATGATGAAAGACTTATGGAACATAAAGTATGAGCCGTGGCGTAAGTCGGATCAAAACGATCCTATACTGTTTGGGTTACAGCCCAAAGACAACTGGAGCATGGACGAACTTGACCCTATAGATTGGTTTCATAGTGTGTATGAAAAATTAAGACCTATCACTGATCGTAAGTTTTTAATACGTCCACATCCAAATCATATGGCACAAATGATAAACAGGAAAGAAGAATTTCCAGAGGACTGTGAACTGTTAGAAGGTCCTGCACACTTTGTGGGTGATGAGAAAAAGTACTATAGATTCAACTTTCAAGAAGCATTAAGTAATTGTCATGCTTTTGTTACTCACAATTCTACTGCCAGTGTCGATTCCTGCGTTCGTGGAAT